ATGAGCAGAAAAACGGTTACTTTTCAAATCACTTTTACCGGCGGGGCCGGTACTATTGACCTTACCGGAATCGACGGATCAGGCGACCAAACATTTACGTCAGACGGGTCATTCACCGCAAACCAATCTACGGGTGATCAACACGTAATTGCCGGCGGAGTTGCACCCGCAGGCGGAAAGATCACTGTAAAAATCAGCTGCGACGGTAAAGAACTAAAATCTCAGGACTTTAACGGTCAGTTTGATGCCCAGGAGATAGACTACGACGTGCCTGACGACGACACAGCAGCAATGGCTCTGAGTGTGAAAAATCCAAAAGCAAAAAGGCCAAAAGCAAAAAAGGCAGCAAGTGCGAAAGGAAAGAAAAAATGAAAGCGCTATATATTTCCACTTGTATGCTTTTTTTTGCCACGGTCTCATTGGCTCAGCAAGCAACTGATAGTAAGAAACAGGCCGATGCCGAAGTAACGCCAGAGCAGTTGAACGCTATTAAAAACACTCCGGCTAAAACGGGGCTAACTTATAGCTCGCTTTCACAGTTCATCCAATCAACTGTAACGTCGGGCAAAAACGGGGGCTTTTCTTTTAAATCTTCCTTTTTTGGCCTGTCCTATTTATTTGGCGGGAAAAATGATAGCTTATCCAGTTACTATTTAAGTAAAACCGGCTGGTGGCAACGGAACCAGGAGCTATCCGTCGGAGTTAATAAGGCCAGCTCAGGGAATGACCAGATTGCACTGGCCACCGTGGGCTATAAGGTGTCAGTTATCAATCATAGGGATAAGTCGGTTGTCAACTTTTTTGCAGACGCTGTATTAAGCAAAGGGACAGATGTAGCTGATCATTCTATGGCGATAGCTGATGTAATATACACGTCAGATGTTGCGGTACACTTTGTAAAGGCAAACTTTAGCGGAGCGGACCTTAATAAAGTTTTGGCAGCAGTGGATGCTAAAAGAAAGGAGAAGCTAGCCAATATTCAATCGGCAAAATGGACGACCGATGATTTAGAAACGGCTATCACCGCCAGCAAGGTTACGATCACCAAGCAAGAACTAAAAAACCTGAGCCATAAATTTAATGACGAGCTAAAAAAAGGCGATGGAATGATAAAGGCATATACATCAGCCGATAATAGCAACAAGACCGACGATTACAAGCGGTTTAAGGCGATTGCTGATTCAATATTTAAAAAATATGGCTACAGCTATTCTGAATTACATAAAAATCTGCAGAAAGAGTATAACGCCTATGCCAAAAAAATCGAAATGGGCGCCCTCTTCACGCTGAGCTTTAACCCGGGCTATAACTTCCAATACCATCATTTTGATACAACAAGCTTTAGCGCACGGTATCTGAAAGGGTTCGGTAATTATAAAAAACCCTGGAACGTGGACCTGCAGGGAACAATCGTATCTCTTCGCGATTCCTCGTCTGCGCCTAAAGACTTTGGGCACAACAAGACAAAATTCAGCGCTGGTTTGAACAAAGTTTTTGCTGTTGACGACAAGGATAACCCCTTGCTGGAAGCTGAATTTGCGGGCGAATACGACCTGGTGCTCAATGGCAGATACGCCCACGAACGAAAACAGGCCGTTACAGCAAACCTGGTAACAAGCATTCACCTTTCCAAAGAATTTACTTTACCGCTTACGCTGAAGTATGATATAAAACACCCCAACCTGTTTGGATTTGTGTCCGTTCAGTGGAACCTGGAAGACAGTGGGAAAAACAATTCAAAAACCAATTAGATATGATAACGTTCACATGCCGGAATATTACAAATGGCACCGCTTGCACCGGCCACGTGCGGTATACTGTCAACCTTGTAGAAATGGTGGATATGTTTCAGAGTTTAAAAACAGAAGTTAACACATTAAAAGCACCGGCCAGCGAAGTAGCTACTCACAGTGAGTTTAAAGCAGCTGTTAGTAAATTGACCGGGGCCGCCGCAGGGAAAAAGGCCGCCAGAACAAAGATCATCTACCTTACCTGCGATGCAGAAGCTATGCATGTAGAATCATACGAAATACCAGTAAAATAGCAGATTATGGATATCCAACAAATTGCAAATGACAAGTTTTGGCTGGCTTATGCCACCAACACCATAAACGCAGCAGAAGCCAATTTAAAAGATGCTGCCAGTACCCTGGCAAAGTTGATAGCTACTTTTTGGGGCATCTATACTGCCGCGTTTTCCGGCGGGCTGGTATCGGGTAAAGTACATATAGATAATGATTTGGAGCTGGTTTTACTTATCCTTCCCATTCCTTTACTTATTGCCGGTTACCTTGTAGCCACCTGGGCCCAGTTGCCCAGCCTGTCGACGCATAAAGTAGATCCCCGCATACCCGAGGATGTTATGAAGTTTTATAATGACTCGGTTAAAACAAGAAAATACAGGTTAATAATAACCTACGTTTTCATTTGTTGCACAGCAATATTCCTGGTGGTAGCGCTTTTTATAGCCAACTACAATCCCCCAAAAAGCACAGCTACTGAAAAGCCTGCAGTTGCCAAACCTAAATGAATGGGGGAAAGGCTTGTACCCATATCGTGCGGAGAATAATTTAATTATTCTCCGCATTTTTTGCGGATAATAGTTTGATATGCGGATAATTAAAGCCAACGGCCCGCTGCCGGACATTTACGGCACCGACGGTGCAAACGAAGGCCGGCATTACACCGCCATTTACCAGGTAGAAGCCAATAAGCAAACCATCTGCTATAACCTCAACGGCGGCACCTATCCATTCAGCCTCAAAACCGAAGGAAAATTGTACTATTTTTTATCGGTGCTTGTACGGGCTGAGAAGTAGCATCAAAGGCAGGAGTAGCCTTTGCGCTTGGTCACCGTAATACTGCTACGGATGTGACAATGCAATGTAAAATTAGTTATGATCAATGAAACGGATCGTCAATTGCACTTTCAATTTGTTTCTTAACATTTAGTGCGAAAGCCTCAGCCTCTTCTTGGGTCACGATGGTTACTTTAAGCTTGTCTGCTTCCTGGCCGAGAGTCTCGACAATAAACGGCTGCAATTGCGGATTATGCGCAGGGTTCGTGGTTAGAAAATAGAGATTGAGTGATTCATTTTCCGCTTGCAAGGCCTTAATGATGCCTGACCATTTATAAACTTTATTTTTAATCGAATCTTCTTTCTTCAAATCGAAAGCGAGTGTTTGGTAACAATGCCAACTGCCGTTCTTCCAGGATTTGTCGAAGGTAATTTTGTCGGTCTTCGTTTGAATGGTGTGGTCCTGCAGATGTGATGTGACGCCATATTTATCAAAATGAGATTTGTAAATTTTTGTCCACACATACGAATCATTTTTAACTTCTCCACCAGGTTCAATATTGTATTTATCGACCATGCGATAAAACAAGTCTTCTGTTGCATGGCTAAGATCAAGGTCCATTCCTGTCCGCACATCAGATAGCTGGAGGGCGCTGTCATCTTTGACCAGAATTCTGCTGGTAATCTGAGTTAAAGACGGCGCCGGTTTGGCAATTGCCTCTGCACCAAAAAAAGCGAGTTCATTTCTGACTGATGCAAGTTCTTTTTGGAAATGTTTTAGGCTATGCAATAAATGGTAGCCATTAATGTCTTCAAAAAAATTAGAGATGCGGCTAAACCTGGAAACGACTTTAGCTTCCAGGAATTGGTGTTCCGGCGCGAAAACCACAATGCCTACATTGACGAATTCACCCGTAACCTGATCGTGCGTATAACGCAATAGCTGATAATGAAACCTGATCATAGTAATAATTGAGTTAGTTCACCTGCGAATAAATGAGAATTTTCAAGTATGCTGTTCAAATAGTTTTTAATAGTGCTGCACTGATCATTTAACCAGTCCGGCGGGATAATGGTTTCAACTTTTGTCCAAAATAAATCATTTAATACCGTTAATTTATCAATAAATGGTAAGAAATCATAAGTATTTCCTTTTAAATATTGGTAACAAAAGTTTTGACTGATCCATTCGAGGTCGCTGTCACGAAAAGTCCACGGTATCTGGTTGCGGAGAAAAGGTAGCTCCATTACGAAGCCAAAAGCAATCTCATGATCGAAGACAAGTAAGTCATCGCCATTATACAAAAAATTTGGTTTGTCTATTCGTCGGTCGGCATTGCTAATGAACATATCAAAGGCAAATAAGTCAATCAATTTGCGTTTAAAATCCTCGCTAAATGTCTGTCCTTTGAGGGGTGCTAAGTATCCACGTTGGTACTCATTCCCAAAATTGTAACCCAAGCTGTTGGATGCAATCTGATACATTTCGTTGCCCTGCAAAAGCTCGACGAATTCAGGGGACACTGATATGATCACTGGCTCCGGCACCTTTAGGCCGAGTTCCCGGGCAATCCATGCGGCAACTAGTTCCCGCACGCTCGCTTCGGCAGACATGCGCGAGGCAGCACGGTATTTAATAACATAGTCTCCCTTTACGCCAGTTTGTTGGCAGACCCCAAGAATTAATTGCGGAGTAGTAGTCCCTGACTCTAACACCCGGAGGGGTTCAAGCGGCTGGACAATAGGAAGGTAATAATTGGTATGAGAAAGTTTAAGCACGCGCAATATTAATTAAAGTTTATTAAAAAACCTGATAATCAATCTGGTTTGAAATAAAAAAGCATGCTTATATAGCTGAAATTTTATATTTCGTATACATGTGTTTTTACATATGTATACGAAATGGCATTTTTCTATACATATCAGTCGCGACATGTATAGAATTTCGAAATTTTTATATGTGTTAAGACAAACTCAATTCAAGATTAACAGGGCATCTACCTCACCCCATCCCTCAAATACTCCTCTTTCAACTCCGCGCGATTACTATCCGCAGGATCTTCAATAAAGGTGGTGTCTTCATCCAATATAGTGTCGGGGTAGTATGGGTGGCTGGTGCGGATGCTGTCTTGCAGGTGTTTTGCGCGGGCCTTGTAGGCGCCCAGTATCCTGGCGTCGATAAAGATCAGGCCGGCTATCAGGATCATTACGATGATCACTATGATCCATACGGCTACGGGTTCGTTTTGCTTTTTCATTTTTTGAGATTTGAGATGTGAGATATGAGATTTGAGATATGAGATATGTTTTTTCAACTGGTGGTTGTCCATGATCGATAGTCCATAGTCCATAGACCATAGATTATTACCATTGACCATTGACTTCTGACTTCTGACTTCCGACTTCCGACTTCATCCTTCCGACTTCAACCCTTCCCCATACTGCACCATGTGCTGGGCAAATGCGGGGTGAAAGCCGTGGTGGTAAAGCGGGTGGTTCAGGTCGAACACGCTGAGGCGGTCCCTTACGGCGGGTTTCATCTCCAGCGAGTCGATGTACTTTTTAAATTCTGCGGCTGCCTCCGGGCCATCGGTCAGCTCAATAATTCTGAATGCGTTCATTTGGTTGGGTGGTTGAGTGGTTGAGTGGTTAAGTAGTTGATTGGTTGAATGGGTTAAGTGGGACTTCCGACTTCCGACTTTCGACTTCAGACTCCTGACTTCCGACTATTTTGTAAATAAGGGCTCCGTTGCTGCTCTATCAGTGCCGGCAGATCGGCGTCGTTTAGCATGGCGTCGCGCAGCCAGTTGGTTATTACCAGGCGCTTGGCTACGCGCTTGCATTCGTCGTGCTGCTCTTTGGTCAGTATGTCTTTGGCTATGTTCTGGTTCAGCATTTCGAGCGAAGCGTTTAGCTGGCGGCGGCGTACCAGGTTGGTGCACAGCGCTATCTCTATCTCCTTATCCTTTATCAGCTGGGGAATGGCGTCCTGCATAATGCCCTTTTTGTAGTCGGCGCCTATGAGGCCGATGCTGTTTAAAAACAGATACACCGTGGTGGCGGTAATGCCTATTGGCTTGCCGGCTTTTACCTTCTCGTAGGCATCCATCACCAGCTGCCGGGCCGTGTTGAACTTTTCATCGGGGGTAGGTTCGGTTTTTTGTTCAGTTAGCAGACGGTTTCTGTCCTCCACCAGCTTTACGCGGGCGTCGCTGTCCAGGTAACCCTGTATAAATTGCTCAAATGATACCACGCACAGCCCGAAGTACTCGCCATACTTGCCGCGGATGCCATTGGCAAAGGCTACCGGCACCTCGGCTATCCGCATAGAGGGGAAGCGCTCCATAATGGAGTCGGTTACTTCATTCACCAGGTAGCCGGGGTCATCGGGCACTTTAAAATTCAGGTCGGCAAAGCATTTGGCTATGGATACGTTTACGGTTTTAAACAGGTCTTCTTTAACCGAATTCAGCGCATTGGGCTGAAATAAGGGGTTGTTTTCAATTTTGGCTAACTGGCTCATTTATCCTCTGAATTTTGTGGCTGTGAACGATTCGATTACTTTTCCCGGTCCGCGCTCGGGCGATCTTTCTTTTTTGGCGGAACTTTTTTCTTTGTCCATACTCAATATCCTTAGGTGGATAGGCAGCCAATTCCTGAAATTTTTAAGCAGATCTTCTTTTGATTTTGCGCCGAGTTCGCCCAGGTCATTTTTTTCTTCGTAAAAAATTTTAATTTTTTCTTCCAGGTCAATTTTGTACTGCTCGGTGAGCGCCCGGCAAATAGATGTCAGCTTAAAAAAATCAGATAGCGCGCTGTAGGCTATTACTCCTGTTTTTTCTGTTTCTGTTTTGGTATTATTTAAGTCATACGAAGTATGAAAGGAAGTATGAAAAGATGTAGTTAAAGAAGTATGTAAATTTTTATTGTTGTTTATTTCATACCTCACATTGCTGTCGCCTTTCCCTTTAGAAACAAAGTCTATCATGCCTCTTTGTTTCAGTTCGTTACGTGCTTTTATAAGGGTGGGGTTGGTAATGCCCAGGTCGCCGCATATACGGGTGTTCTGGCGCTTAAAGGGATTCCTCCAGTTTTGCTTGTTCGAGACATCCAGCAGGTGGAAGTACAACAAACCAGCAACCGTTCCGAAGGGATGCTCCTCGTGCTTGCGCCAAAAATTATTTATCAGTTCTATGTAGTTCATTTAGTGGAATAATGCGTTGCCCGGCAATAAATAGTTTGCCGGTAGGTGTGGTTTATCCAGCCAATAAATTAATCAGGGACAATTGTGCTAAGCCTCATGACCATTTACGGTCTGATGCTTTATTACTTTCCGGTTTAAAGTGCCGGCCGCATTATAGTGTCTAACTAAGTTTTCTTTTTCAATATGCTCTAAAAGGGCAATGATGCGTATGGTGTGCGTATGCTCTATCAGGATGTACATCATCCAGCCCGAGTGCTCTTCAAACCGTTCGCCGGGCTCGGTAGTTTTTACGGCCACGTTCCATTCTTTTATGATTGTTTTTGGCCGGTAAGCATTTACGGGATAAACCACCACTATTTTTTTTAGTGTGAGCCCTTCCATCACCGTACAGGGACGGTTGATTGCCGGTTTTTTGAAAAACACTACAAGCCAATAGATGATCAGCATTGTAAATGTCAGGGCGATAATGCTATGCATGGTTATCCTCCTGTATTTTGGCTATGCTTATGGCAACTGTGTTAAGACCGATGCGCCGTTTTATCTGCTCCTTCTGATCGGCAGGAATAGCCGGATCTGTTAATAGGTTAGTGAGCAGCTCATTGCTGCCCGACAGGGCGTTTGTAAGTAAAATATTTGAAGGGTTCATCATGATAAGGTTTCCTTTCCGGCAGCTAAATAGGCTTCTATTATGCCAATCAGGTTTTCGTCAATAAAATCGTAAACAGTAATATCTCCGGGGCGGGCGTAATCGTGCCATTTTTCTATCGTAAACTCCATGAGTTTATCCAGGGCCACTTTTACCTGCATCTGTTTGGCTCCCGCCAGGTAATCTATTTGTACATATTCATTGTATTGCCACACTTTAACCAGGTTGATCTCTGACTGGCAAGGGATAATGCCCGCACCATCTCTTTTTGAGGGTTTTGGCTCCACTGCCGGGACAGTTAAGCTGCTTTTGCCGATTATATTTGTTCTCATAATAACAAGAGTTGAATTACTACTTCATGATCAATCCGGTGTTGGCGCTACTGTTTATTCTATCCAATCCATATTGCCTGTGCCTATACATTTTGCTATGTAGTTTACAGCTGCCATCAAAAAGGTTAGTGCAAGCAGCATAATAGCAGCGCACATAATGAATTCTATTTTCTGTTTGAATGTTAATTTTCTCACTGCCTGTGTTTGGGCTTTATTTTTTGAATTTGGGCTGCCAGCCCGGGTTCAGTTTTTGAACTTTTTTTAATAACTCTATTACTTCGGGATCTTTCAGTGCAGTTTGAAAATCCGCAAACTGGCGCCTCCTCATTGCCGTAGCCATATCCTGGTGATAAACCTGCTTTTTGGTGGGCCGTTTAACAGGGGCCTGTACAGTTAGTTGCGAGTGAACCAGTTGCATCTTTTATTCCCCCGCTTTTTAATATGGATATCTGAACTCCGGCTGCCACCCGGGGAAATACTTTTGTATCTCGGCTATCAGGTCGGCATGCTTTATAAGGGCCTTGTTGTAACCCAGCTTTGCGCTGTCGGTATCAGATTTGGCAGCAGGGGATACACCAGACGTACACGCCTGCCCAGCCATTTCTGCATTAAAGTGTACCAACCGCAACGCCATATTAAGCCTCCGTTCCGTTCAGGCAGGGTTGATAAACTAAGCCGGTATTTGCCTCTAAAAGGCGGCGCGCCTCTATAACCAGTTCATCCGGATAATCCTCTTTCAGCGTGTGCAATTCATTCCTGACTTTGGCATAGGGTATATTAATATTATTGGCCAATGTCCTGATCATTCCTACCGGAGCATTTTGTCTGATGAATAATATTTCTCGGGCATCAACTTTCATTTTTTTATTTATTTCTTATTGGTAAGTTTGCAAAGCATCTTTGCATATGCAAGCAAATGTATACCAAATCTTACAAAATGTAAAGACATTTTGTAAACAAAACAAATATATCATTTTAAAACATTGACTGTCAACGGGAAAAAATTAAGAACAGCTTTGCGGATAGCCGACCTCACCCAGGAAGCCGCTGCTGAAAAATTAGGTGTATCCAGGCAAACCGTATCTGTATGGTTAAAAACCGAAGTTTTGAACGCTGAAATTATACAAAATGTAAAGTCTAAGCTGGGGATTGATCTGTATGACAATGTTGAAGCTTCTCCGGTTAAGAACCGTCCATACGCCATAGACGATCATGAAGATTCAAGGCCGTCAATGCTGCATTCTCCTGAAACACCATACTATTCAAATACCGGGCACGATGTTGACAGGCCCGGCATACCTATGTATAATTTCCCTGCATCGGCTTCTGTGGTTGAGATGTACGGTGATATCAATGACCTTAAAATAGTTGGTTATTTAAACATCCCCGGTGCGGCTAAAGACAGTTTTGCTTTGCCTGTACACGGGCATTCAATGTATCCTACTTTAGAAAGCGGGTCGTGGTGTGTATTACGGCCAATATCTGACGCGGGCGATATTGAATGGGGGCATATTTACTACGTTGAATACGGGGATTATCGTCTTTTTAAAAGACTGCTTCAGTCTGATCAGTCCGACAGCGTAGTATTATGGAGCGATAACCAAAGCGACGTTATAAACGGTAAACCAAAATATGCACCCAAAACAATAAAACTCGAACGTATTAAAAAGCTTTGCCTGCTTACTGATATTATCCGGAAGCCGAATTATTAGGTATAACAATCACGCTAAAATACTGACTGAATGGTATTTGAAGCGGACTTTAAATAATAAAAACCGGGTGTAAAACCGGGTGTAAAATAGAAAGAACAATAGGCCTGAATACATGGGAAAAGCACAATTGAAACACGAAAACAGGGGCGGTGAGAATTCGAATCTCGTACCTGGTTGTTGTAAAAAATGAATCTATAATTTAGAATTCAGGAAACTGACCTAAAATTAATTGCTTTGTGTTTTCTTCTATTAGTTCGCTTAAATCCACCCCTGTTTTTATTTGAAGCAACTCAGCTTGAGTAACAGCCCCGCCGGATTTTATTTTAAGATCGTAATATAAATCGCTGATATCATGGGTTTGTATATCATTACAATCTACGTAAGTATCTTTTACCAGGTTATTTCCTTCTTCGTCTTTTATTCGAACAAGAGTTTCATATCTCAGTCCCGCCAATTCAAAGTATCTGCGCTTAGTTTCAAACTGAGAAGTGCAACAAATCATAAATAAATGATCATCGTCAAGCATTCCCATATAGATGTGTGGGTGTGGATCAGGTGAACCTATTTGAGGATTTTTAAACCAATAAATATTTCCTATGGAAAGTAGTTCAATAAAATCCTCAATAGTTCCCATTAAAATTGACGGTAATACTGCTTCTTGCTTAATGATAATAACTCTTCACTTTGATTAAAGGCGTTGTCATTTTCATCAATTGAAAAAAGGTCATCGATTTCTATTGGGAATGCCGTAGAAGGATCAGAGGCGAGCGCTTTTTTATATTTAAGCCATTCAGGAAACGTGTGTGTATAATCGCTTAAATCAAATTCATTAAGCTTTCCGAACTCCTGGTAAACCAAATCCAAAACCTTTATGTCGGTTTTAGAAAAGACACCGTAATCAATATCCCCAATCGAAGAAATATTGTATCCATTTGGGGCAGTCAAGAACTTATTTGAATATTCAACTATGTCGTTACCCGACCATGAGGATTTAGAAATTATATCTTTTGTTCTTGAGGGCACGGGGCCATTCTTCATAGCCACATAATTATCATTTGTGATAGTACGGCCAAACATCCTCAAATGAACTTTATCAGCCAGATAAACAAGTTTACCTGCCTTCATGTAGTTTATTTGGTACCCCTCTTTTTTGGCAAAAAAATTTAGTGCTTGAACAGCTTTTTCAAATTTAAATGAGGTCATATTAAGATAACATTCATTAGTATAAAAGTGTTGGCAATAGATTATACGTTGAAAAATGAATGAGTTATATGCAAATATAATGCAAATAATTTTTGTAAAAAAATAATAATGCTAAAATTATTATCCAATTGCACTAGTTGGTGTCGATATTATATGCTATTAGGGATGTTGTTGCTAAAATAATTAGCGTAAACCTGCCTCTGGGTAGGTCTTGAGTCCAAAGCCATAAGTCAATTTAAATCGAGACTTTCGACTTCAGACTCAAGACTTACGACTTCAAGCTAAGCCGCTGCTTTAAATTCATGCTCGTAATACCACTGGAGAATGTATACCCCGTCGCTCCAGGTTAACTTGCCGTCAGCAGCCACTTGAGCGACCAAAATAGACAGATTGTGAAGGAAGGCGCTTTTAACATCGCCGTCTAATCCTTGTAAAACCTGCACTGCGCATTTGGTTATTTCAGAGGGATCAGTGAGTTGTCCGCAGCTATCGGCCAGTTTTAATTCGGTCAGGATAGCTGGTAATTTGGCACGCAGCCAGTTTTTCACCTCATCGTCGATATCGCCGGGGATGATGGCAGTTAAGATATCCGCCGCTGGGGAATCGACAAAAGTTTTGATGCCCTCGGTTACTTCGACGCCAATATGAATGGCGGTTTTCAATTCGGCAGGGATGCCGTCAAATAGTGCTTTGATCTGGTTCCAGATCTTTGATAGGAAGGATTGTAAACTCATGTGTTTTTAATTAGTGAATTAGTGAATTAGTGAATTAGTGAATTAGTGAATGGTTGATTGGGTTAAGTGGTTGAATGGTTGATTGGTTGGACTGGGTTTGGCGTAGGTTGACTCACCCAGTCCCCCGATAGCTATCGGAGGCTTCGCCCGACCACCCTCTCTATCCGCTGGCTAGCGGATAAAGAGGGGATTTGTTGTTTTTTGGTTTTTTTCTTATCCCTCTTTACCGCTTGCTGTAGAGAGGGGCAGGGGTGAGTAAACTATGCGCCTACGCCATTGATCAGACTATCCCAACCCAATCAACTATTCAACCCAATCAACCACTTAACATTACTTTTTACCCATCTCGTCTACCTGGTGCTGCAATACAGATACTTGTGTTTCAAGCACCTTGAGCCTGATATCGTAAATGCGGTTTTGTGTTTCCTGGCTTACTTTAATATCGTGGATGTCGTCTTTCAATTGCAGGTAGGAGGTCATCACGGTTGCTACTATGCTGGCGGTGCTAAAAATGGTTACCAGCAGGTTTTTAATGGTGATGCCTTTTAACTCTCTGTGTTCGATAGTCGTCATAATGGCTGGGTTGAGAGGAATAAACGGCGTTCGGCAGTACGGCGACCGGTTAGCGTATCACAGTCTACTTTCCGGCCGGTTTTTGGATCGGTGGTTTTGTTCCACACCAGGAACTGGTCGGCAGCGCCGGCATAATCTTTGGCGTTCAGTTTTCTTAGAAGAGTTGATTCTTTTAGCGCGAAAGTGCCTTCGTTATAAGTGAAAGATACCAATGCATCAAATTGGCTCTGTGTCAACGGGACTTTTACATAAGTATTGACAGCGTCTTCATACTGACCAAGAGTATTTACAAAAATTGCCGAGGCCTGATCGGCGTTGGCTAATTTATCGCCGGGTTTAACCGGGCGGCCATCATGATAGCGTGTTGAACCGTAGCCGATGGTCCATACGCCTGCAACATCGCGGTAGGCGCTAAGGCGCAGGCCCTCGAAGCTTTTAATAAGCTGTTCGCCTTGTGAGCTTAAATTCATAGAGAATGGGAGTTATGTTAAGTGGTTAAGTAGTTGTAGTGGTTAGGTAGTTGAAGTAGTTGTAGTGGTTGAAGTAGTTGTAATGGTTGAAGTTGTTGAAGTAATTTTAATGGTTGATTGATTTTAGTTATGTGCTGAAAAGAGATCAGGCATAACGCTTTCATCGCCATGATGAAAGATTTGGAAAGTAAATGCAGAAAGGCTGTGCCCGTTCCGGCGTATGTTCAAAGATAGGATTCGGTTATTGAAAAAATGGTGACATTGTTTTGTCACCACTTGTTAGTGTGCAGGTAGCGTAGCGCAGAGTTGACTCACCCGGTCCCCCGATAGCTATCGGAGGCTTCGCTCGACCACCCTCTTTACCGCTTGCGGTAGAGAGGGGATTTAGATTTTTTGTTTTTTATGTCTTTCCCCTCTTTACCGCAAGCGGTAAAGAGGGCAGAACAGCGTAGCGCTTTCGGGGTGAGTTAACTCTGAGATCGATTATTGTGCGCACTTAACGCTAATGCTTATCACCGTTGCGACGGCGCCCGTGACCATGGGCATCGTCATCATCATCATGCAGTTTGTCGGGAAGGATCTTGTCATCTATATCTGCCCCCTGTATATTGGTTTCCCAGCCTTTGGGTTTCGACACCGTTTTGGAGTCCCACCAGCTATCGGCCTCTTTGCCATTTTTGTTGAAGAACCTGATCTTATTATAACTGATCTCCACGTCGTCGCTTGGCTGACCTGAGTAGTTGCCGTATGACAAGCCATCATTAGAATATGCCGTTGGTGAGCTGTAAATGGTATTGTGGTCCATTTTGATGTGACTGCCGCCCTGCACCTGCATGCCTACAAAACCGCCATTGATAACTACGTTGTAGCGGGCCACCTGGTAGCTGCCGCCAACATCGCCTAAAACTATGCCTGCCGCGCCGCCAGAATCTTTAATTACCTGGCCCCCGCGGATCCAGTTGCCAATCACCTGTATCGAGTCACCGGGCAAACCGTTTGATTTGTATACGCTCAGCAAGTCTTGCGGGTGCTCCGCTTCGCCTGCAATGTTTTCAACCCGGTTATAGTTTATCTGGCTGGCGGGGGCGCTTACATTATTAAACTGAACGGCGCAACCGGCAGGGAAGGGACCGTTCATATTGCGGAAATAGTTGTGGTTCACCTTTACCGTTACCGAGCTTTTGGCATTTACACCTGTTTGCACATTGGTGATATAGCAACTGTCAATCAATACATTCTGACAGTTTTCGAGCAGGATGCCCACCTTTTTTGAATCCTTCAGTTTGCATTTGGTGATATGCACGTTGGAGCAGTCGCGCAGGTAGATGCAGTTGGATTGTCCACCGGTTATTAAGTAACCGTTAATGTTGACGTTATTACGGCCGGAAATAACAATGGGACTACCTGGCTTGTATTTTCTTTGTGCAAATGCTACGGTAGCAAGCAGTAGTAATATGATCGTTAGCAGCTTCTTCATTTTGTTAGATTAATGGGGTAAATTAATTAAAAATTATCAATTTGCTGACGATTCGACAGCTTCTGGCGACGATGGTTTATCGCTTGCGTTAGAACAAGTATCGACGCTATTGGTTTCATCCATTTTTACAGCGAACTGAGCAATAGCTGCTACAGCTGTTCCCGCCGAGATTAAAGAAGTGGTAAGGCCCGAAGGAATACCGTGAATGGTGGCCAGGGTACCGCCCAAGCCAGCCAGGCCAATACCAAATATTTGTACTTTTTTGAAAAATGCAGGCGTATCGCTGATGATACGCTGCCATAGGGTGAGTTTTTGCATAGGGGACGGGAATTGAAGTTTTAATGTTAATTCTTTTTTCTTGCTTATTTGTCCATATATTCAGCCTGTTTTGAACAAAGGCTATAAAATATTAAGTATTCAATACCTGCGTGGATTGGCCGCGCTCGGTGTCGTGTTTTGCCATTTTGGCTTTGCCTTAACTAATTACCCGGCCTTGTCAAACGCCTTTAATTTTGGTCAGCTTGGCGTAGCTGTTTTCTTTTTTATTAGCGGGTTCATTATCGTTTATTCACTCGACAAGAGCGGCTATAAACCGGATCAGTTTTTTACTTTCCTGATAAAACGGTCTATTCGGATTGACCCGCCTTATTGGGCTGTGATTGCGCTCTATATTGGTCTTGGCTACGTTTTAAATCATTTGCCATCATACCGGGGCATTATATTTAAGTTCGGCATTGGACAATTCATTTCTCATTTATTCTATGCCATTCCGTTCACCCGGTATCAATTTTACAATCACATTTTTTGGACTCTTTGCGTTGAGTTTCAATTCTATGTAATAATAGGCCTGCTTTATTTCCTCTCAGATGGAAAAGTATATAGAACAATATTTCTCTTAGCTTTTGGAGCAATTAATCTATTGCATTTTGACATGGATGCAGTAATATTGAATTACTCAGGCATATTTGCTTTTGGCATATCGTTTATGATATTTTGCAGGAATAGAACCAGGCGAAACGCAATCTTGCCAGCCTTATTTATATGCCTTATTACCTATTGTCATGGCATCACAACAGCGGGGGTGCTATTGGCCGCTTGTATTATCGTTATGGTTGCCAATGTTCATTTAAAACCACTGTACTTTTTAGGCAATATTTCCTACTCATTATACCTCACTCACACCTTTATTTGGGAAATTTGCAACGGCGTATTCAAACGAATAGCAATTGCTCAATTTCAGCTTTTGTGCTTTGGTATTGAGTTAGCCATTGCAATTTTATTCGCGTGGCTATTTTACTTGCTAATTGAAAAACCAGCCATAAAGCTGTCCAAAAATTTCATTTATCAAAGAACGTCTCGCCTATCGGTTAAGGGTTCGTCAATGCAAACCCGTTAGTATATAGTGTTGCTGGGCCAATAAGCATATAAACTCCTTTTACAGATACGTTCCCTAACAACCTTTTTGCTCCTGACCCTTGCAATGTTAAGTTTTGATAGCCCGGCGTAGCATCAGAAGGAACAGTGATGTCTTGGTTACCTGCGAGGCTGTAAATGACTGTATTGGCCGCTTGATTGCAATAGAGCTTACCTGTGGCCATAGGCGCGGTAACATTCTGATAAGTAAATACACTCCGATTATCAAATATAGATGTAGCGTCAACGCCTGTAATAGTTCCGCTGATAGATAAACCACCCAACGTAGCACCAACACCATTATTGGTTAATGTTTTCCCAGATGCAATGGTAAAGCTAGCAGCAATAAGAGGTGTAACATTTGATGCTCCATTCAGTGCAAAGATGACTGATTGAATTATATTTACAGGATTTGAGCCGAAGTTTACGCCCGCACGTATATCTCCCGACCAATTACCGGAAAGATTTACTGTTGGAGAACCTGTAAAATTTATCTTACCTGAGGATGTACTTACAACAAGTGCCGCAAAATTAACAGTACCATTACCTGACTTGCTAATGGTTCCTCCGTAAGTAGTTGTATTCGAAACCGCGAAGTCATAAGTCGATAACTCTAAAGTCCCTGACACAACCAAAGTATGACTTACAGTAGTATTTCCTATGGTGGTTGCACTGCCATCTACTTCTAAATCATAAAATGATGTTTGAGGCAAATTCATTGTTACTCCAGCATTGATTACTATTTTGGAATTTCCACTATGATTGAGGTTTAATACTCCTGTAGCCATTACCGGATTAGTATTTCCATACCCATAAGAGCCATCGATATTTAGAGTACTTGTGCCGTCTACCCCGTTCACTGTCCCCATGTTTAGCCATCCGCCTGCATTAGAACCTACACCACCCGTAGAGCCAATACTTAACGTTACGCCTGAACCAATTAAAAATGTGCCACTACCGATACTTGAGATAACATTTCCCCCTGTTGTGAAAGCCCACGTTTGAGAAGTAGTTATATTTACATTAGTACCGAAGTTTGTGCCATAACGAGTATCTGATCCACTAATGCCAGTTCCGCTAAAGTTCACTGTAGGGTTTCCACTGAATACTATAGAACCGTTTGAGCCAGCGCCAAAAACCACACTGCCAGTAATATTAATAGTACCTCCGCTATTCTTACTTAGCTTCCCGATTGTAGCATTAATGTGTTTAAGATTGGCGTCAAATGTGCCCAATTCCAGTATGCCAGCATCTATGTTTAATTGGTTTGTTACAGTAAGATCGGCGCTTAGGGTCTTAGTACCTGTATTAGTTATTTCCAAATTATAATACGTTAAAGGCATTATGAAATGATCCATGTTTGAATTATACAGAACATTTGATTGAGTGCCTGATAGGAAATTATTGCAATAATTTATGTGCGTATTTAACCACAATGCCATAGGACTTGCAGCCGTGGAAAAATCTATGGTCCCATCACAATATAATCCACCATTTACAATAAGTTTTTGTTGATTACCTGCTCTTGAAGCCGTCAACTCCCCATTGTGATATATATACAAATTACCTATGGTGAAATTATATAAATATGAAGTAGTAAGGGTGTTGTTATAATCTACAGTATGGCTAATGTGTACATCATCCCCAAGCTGTGGATAGGTATGGTTTTTTTTATCCAGTGCATTAGAAAGCCATGTATTGGGATCTTCCCAATTTCCATCACATACACTATACCAGACATTTTTCCTCCGGCGCAGCATGGTGTGGTTTTGTGATGTAGATACTGCTAACTGCATATCAGAACCCTCTGGTTTTTAGTCGTACGTAGATATCGGCGGTAAGGGCGGTTTTGTTTATTATGTAAAGGGGCACACCGCTTTCGATGGTGATGACGCGGTTGCCGGCCAGGTCGAGGTCGAATACTGCCGGGGCCAATGCTGCCATTGATGCCAGTGCAGTGCTGCCGTTATTGCCTGAGTTTGCCGGGATGCTTACCTGTACCAGGTTGTTTTCGGCAGTAGAAGTACTTCCTATAAGGAAGTCAAGATTACGGGCGTTAGAGGCGTCTGTGTTCCTGAAAAGTATATCGGTGATGACCGAGCCGTTGGTTGCCCCGGTAAAAAGCAGGGTGGCTGTGTTAGCAGCCAGTCCCGATGCCAGCTTTACGGCAACATAGGTAGAGGTTAAAGTGGCGAAGACCGTTTGATTTGAGTTACTAGTCATTTTGCTTAATGAGTGAATTAGTGATTTAGTGAATTAGTGAGTAGTGAATTTGTATTGACTTTTCACTATTGACTACTCACCGTTCTTAAATAATCGACTGTGTAAAGTTGGCGTTGAATTTATTAGAGGCTGATTGCCTTGCGGTGGCTTCGGCGTTTACCAGGGCAGTTGTTTTGGTACTGCTGTATACCGTGGTTGTTGAAGCGGTGGTGTCATCAATAGAGGGCCCTGTAGCAGGTGGATCAATCCAGTGATCGTTGTAATCGGCGCCATCTATTTTGGCCAGTACTTGTCCTGTTGTTCCTCCGGTTGGTACGCCTGCTCCCGCTGGTCCGGCTGGGCCTGTGTCGCCGGTATCGCCTTTTGCTCCTTGCAGACCTGTCGCACCAGTTGCTCCGGTAGGCCCGGTTGCGCCGTCGGCTCCTGCAAGGCTTACTCCGTCAGGCCACACGCCTCCGGTTTTTGGGCCAAAGAACATGAACGTACCGGTATTGATATAAAAATCGCCATCGGTTCCTGTTGAAAGGTTGGAGGGATCGGTTGTTCCGTTCAGAATGGATTTGCCGTCGGCACCGTTTGTGCCGTTGGTTCCGGGTGTGCCTTGCGGGCCGGCGGGACCGGTTTGCATGGAAAATACCTGGTTCCAGGTGCCGGCGGATTTCTTGTAGAAAATGCCAGTCCCAGTGTTGATGTAAGTGTCGTTGTTGTTGCCTGTCGCATTGCCCGGAACGCCCAGGCCGTATAGCACTGTGCCGTCTGTTGAACCTGAAGAGGATGGGAGGGTATATACGACGTTCCACACGCCTGATATTTTTTGCGCGAAATTGCCTGCTGAGGTATTGATGAATACGTCACCGCTTTTACCGATGGTGTTTTGAGGTAGTGTTCCGCCAAAGGAGATACTGGCACCCAGGTTTAGGTTAGCGCCGATAAATCCGAGCAGGGTAGAGAAGGCGAACTGGTAATCAGTGCCGTTGTCTACCAGGACTGAAATATCGGAGGCGTTGATGGATGTAGCTATGGGGAGTTCGGTTATTTTTTTGTCGGACATAAGATTTAAAAACTACCGTCATTGCGAGGAACGAAGCAATCCCCGGACTGTGCAGTTCAGTGAGAAAAAATTTGTTAATGAACGTTCAATAAGAAAATTTTGCTGCATTGAATGTCCTAAGTAGAGATTGCTTCGTTCCTCGCAATGACGTGGTGGATTAATTGGCTAATAAATCATCGAGCGGTAAATAGTTACCTGCATAATCATCGCCGGGGTAATTGAAATCGGTTTTATCAACACAGCGGATGCGGGGGCCTGCCTGGCGGCTGCTCCTGTTTTTGGGGTTGAATTGCCAAAGCGGGAAGTCGGCTTTGTGGTCACGGAGGAATTTTTCTACCTCGTTGGCATGGGCGTTGGCTACGCTTCGGTGTTGCTGTACCAGTTTGGCTACATCCTGTGGCGAAAGCGGGTCGGCATTGTCATGATGCTTGATTACCGGGCCTGAGGCTGTGTAATGCACTGCATCGGCTTCGACAAAACGGGCAAAGGTGAAGTAAACCAGAGTAGGCAACAGCCCTTCATAAAGAACGATGTGGCCATAACGGTCGAGGTATTCAGTACCATTCAGCAAGTCTTTGTATGGCTGTGGTGTATTGTCCTGCAAAGTGCCGTCGGGATTGAAATACTGTATGAAATCATAGTATAAAGCATGACCGAGGAATGGTTTCAGGTCGAGCTCCTGCGCTTTTTTGACGAAGACTTTTATCCTGTCGGGTTTAATGTTGACGGATAAGTCTTCATAGTTTTGAAATGTGATCTGGTCGATCAGGTATGGGGTGTTCATGGTTAGTTGGATTATTAAATTTATCGTCATTGCGAGGAACGAAGCAATCTCTTTGCTATGCAGATCACGGAGAAGAGATTTCTTAAGGAACGCCCAGTTTAAAATCATGGTCCTTGAATGTCCTATGTAGAGATTGCTTCGTTCCTCGCAATGACGTTTTATGAGACCATTTTCTCCGCTTCTTCCTGCTTAAAGCCGTAGGCGTAAACCAATGCGGCGATTTTGTTTTGTGCGGGTATTGCAGAAAGCAGGAGTTCGTTGATGCTTGCGCCGGCTTTAACGCCTGTAATATCGTCGGAAACTTCTGTCGGCACCGGTAAGATGTTCCAGTTGCCGGATGGGTTGATGCTGGTATAAAAGTTGCCAAATATTTCGGCGAAGATTTCGGATAGCTCCTGCCTGTCGGGTGCGGTGTTGTCGTTAAACTCGCGTATGGCTTCTTTCTTTTCGCCGCCATTGCTCAGTCCGGATGATTTCTCAGCATTAATCAACTCTTTTGGTATCGAGAAGCCCTTGATAATGCGTGCTTCTACTGATTTTTCAGTCGATTCAAATAGTTTATCATTATTCTGGATTGAGTAGGGACGGAATTCGGGTTTTGAGTTTTCGTCTTCATACTCTATCACGATGATCTTCTGCGCACTTTTTGCTCCCTGGAAGGTGCCAAGGTCGCGTTCTAATTGCGAAGGTACATTGTAGTAATGCTGCTCATCACTATCCGGGCGACTGTTATCTGCTTCTTCTCTGCGCGATTGCATAAAGAGCATAGTTGAAGGCAGGAAACCTGTAGTTACCTCGCGGTTGTTGAAGGTTTTGATACCGGCTTCGGTCTCGAAATCTTCCCAAACACTGTCCGCTTCAATCAGCGGATAATCATCCACTTCGGGGTTAAAGTAAAAGAGTTGCCCTTTGTATTTATCCCATCCGCCTGCGGCAATTACCTGTTGTTTGATGACAGCCGGGTCGGGATTGTATTTATCAAGGAAAGTGATCTTGCTGCGCATGATATTTTTCCAGGTTTTGCGGCCCCAATCGGAGTATAAGGCATATTTACCGGCAGTCTCCGGCGAATCGGTATCGCCCATGCGGATATCTTCAAATTTTACATAGCTCACCGAGGCTACCTTATAAGCCGCATTATAATTAATATGGATACCCAAGCCTGTAAACAAAGCCTTATCAGAAGCAACAGCTTTTAACAATTTTGCGAGTGTAAGCCCTTTTGAATTGATTACCGCCTTACCAAGGTCAGCCTGCTCAAAACCGGCTCCGCCTATGAATTTTGCACGTTTGTTCCAACAGTCTTTTGCCGTGGGCGATGATGCAACCAGCTCTAACATGCGTTGCGGATAAGCATTGTCGAGGTCGTAATTTAGTATGCCAAAGGTTTGATTAGGGCGTACTAATATGCGGCGTTCAATTTGTGGTAGATAGGTTTTCATTATTATTTATAGTTGTTTGTAATAAACCGTCTTTGCGAGGAACGAAGCAATCTCTTTGCTATACAGATCAGGAGGAGTATGTTTCTTAAAGAACGTTCATTAAAATCATTGTGCACCACGACCTGTACAGTTCGGAGATTGCTTCGTTCCTCGCAATGACGCGCAGATTTTATCCTACCAAAGCTTCAATGGCTGCAAGTGTGCTGGCGTAGGTTGCTGATCCGCTTTCGGGTGCGATAGATATGGCGCGTGGGGGGTAGGGCTCCCTCATTTTATCAGGGTTTGTTAGTTTGAGTTTGTAACCGCCTTCGAGGGTTTCGTCTGCTGCATTGCGTTCGGCGTCGGTAAGGATCAAACCATTTACGGCGCCAAACAATTCAATTGCTGAATCGCCGGATTTATAGTTGTTCACGGCGATTGCCTGCACTCGTCCGTAGCCCATTGCCATCAATTGTGTTTTGATATCGGTTGATAAACCGGCAATGTTAAAATCGACCTCTTCGGTGTAGCGTGGCCCAACCTGTGTTTTGGCCAGTTTGGACATGGTATTGAAACTATTGTTGGTGCCCTCGAATTTGTAGATTTTGGCCCCGGATACAGCAGTTAGTCCCGTTACGATGAGCGGATTGGTGGTATTATACGTTAGGGTGATATCATCCTGGTTAAAGATGTAGATCACATCCTCAATACCTGCGGTGATGGGATCAGCTGTACCAAGACTGAAGCCTGCATTTATTTTATTGTAAATTGACATGTGCGTTGTTTAATGAGTGAATTAGTGAATTAGTGAATTAGTGAATGAGTGAGTGGATTGCCAATTAGTGAATTAGTGAATTAGTGAATTAGTGAGTGGATTGCCAATTAGTGAATTACCGAATGAGTGAATTATAAATTTTAAGGTGATCGCCATTCAAATCAATAATTCATTAAATCAATAATTAACTCACTAATTCACTCATTCACTAATTCACTCATTATATTCAGGCGCTCAGGTAAAAGATCTCGTTGGCGAATTTGTAGTTTACGGCGGCTTTCATCCGGGCCTTCATGCGTACTACGTTATCATTAGTATATGGCTTCATGTAAACTGTTGACAGTTCGGATGCATCGCCTAACAGATCGACACCTAAAAACAGGTTGGATGAACGCGCACCGAGAATAGTATTTGCCTGCCAGTGGTTCATCAGTTGGAGGGGTACACCTAAGTAATCCATTTTCTTAGGATCAGAGAAAGCATTCAAAACATTGGTCGCTTTGTTTGCCTGGGCCTGTGCGTAGGCATAACCGATGTGTAATGGAATTTGCAGGTTGAAATCTTCCTGGCTGCGGTCGGCGGGATCAAGCTGTGAATAAACACTGCTTAATACGCCTAATACGTTGCTGGCATTAATGTAGCTGATGGTAGCTGCGGTTGCTGTTCCAGTGAAAGTTGCCGGTTTGCGGGTGTTGATCTCGTTGAAGTTACGAACCAGTTTAAATGTTGTACCGCTTGTTATTTGGATGAAATAAGATTGCCCTTGAATGGCGATACCTGGTGCACCATTGGTAGTGTCTTTACTGGTGCCGGTTACAGCAGAAATGGTCACTACGTCGCCGTCGGTCAGGGTAGAGGTATCGGATACCGTTACCACGCCGGATGCATCAATAGCTGTTGCTGCCATAGAGGTTGCCGGTTTGCCCAATCCAACTTTGTAAACGCCTTCGGCTGCTGCAATGGTTGGCAATAAACCTGCGAATGATGCGGTAAAGGCAGCTTCTTTAGTGGCAGATTTGCCTAACCAGTATAAACGTTCATTAGCTATCTGGATTTTGGTTAAGTAGCGCTGAACCATGAAGTCGGATAGGTCGACAACTCCTTCGTAGTCCATAAAGGCACCTGGTTTCAGGCTTTGTGATTCCCATGATTGTACGAGTTTGTCCCATTGTTCCTGTTTCATAAACTCGTATACTACCGGGTCGAGGTAGCTTTCGTTTTGTAGTGCAGTTGTGCCCTGGTCGGCGAATATACCTGACGGGTCCTGCAGCACTACGTCGTCATCCACATCAAGAATGATCTTGCGCGATTTGACGTCGTTAATAACGGTCAGCAAACCACGTTTCACCGAATCGGCTTCGAGTAATGTACTGGCCATAAATCCCGCCAGCGCTTCGCCGGCGTAGGTATTGTTTGTAAATGTAAATTGGGGCATGTTTTGTTTTAGGGTATTGAAATATTTAATGGTAGTTAGTTGGCAGTTTGCCGTTGGCGGTGTGCAGTTATTTTGTTTCAGTAACCTGCAAACTGCAAACCGATAGCTGCAAACTATTTGGAGACAGCTTTTTTAACAGCGTTCTTAGCAAGAGTAGTTTGAGGTGCGAAGAATGGTGCCGGTTCGGTTTTGGCTTTGTTGCTGCGGCGGGAATTTTCGGGGGTGAAGTCGGAGTGGATTTCGTTCTTTATTTCATCACGGGTTTTGTTCAGGCGATCATTTGCTGCATCAAGGGCTGCTTTGGCTTCAGCTAACAAGGTATTTTGTGCGTGCAGTTTTGCTTTGATTGAGCGGATTCGGTTCTGTACGTCTGTTCTTTTCCTGGGACTGATGAGCAGATTGTCAGAAATATCACTGTCGTCATCATCGTCGGCATCAGGATCATCAGCAGGAGTTACCGATTGTACTTTACCGGCTTTTACGGCGACTTTCCGGCCCGATGAAGTGGTGTAACATTCGGCTGCTGCCGGAGTAGTCATGTCTTCATCCTGGTATACTTCGGTGCCTTCGTCCAGTTCGCCGGCGTGGTGCAGGGTGCCTTTGTCGGTAACGGTTTGTTTGTTGACCACCTTTTTGAAGAAGTTCATAATCTTATCTAAAACCGATGTGGTTTTTTCGATAAGGTCCTTGTTTTCAATATTCATGTTTGTATTTGTGTTTAAGAGCTTGTTGATGCAACGCTGATAAATAGCAGGAGCCGAGTCAGTATATTTTTTTATAAGGGCGCTGTTGGTGATGGGCTGACTATAATCTTCTATCTGATCAATAAAGCCCAGGTCAAGGGCCTGGTCGGCAGTCATCCAGGTGACGGAGTTGATCAAACTATTCACGGTAACTCCGTCTAACCCGGTTTTATCCATATAGATCTGGGCCAGGCGCGATTGGACCACATTCAGCATCTGCACATCTTTTAATAACTCATCGGCATTACCGCCCGAGCCAACCATAGGTTTGTGGATCATGAGCAGGGCATATTTGCTCATCGCCACCGTCTGGCCGCCCATAGCCACTATGGAAGCAGCAGAGGCGGCCAGTGCATCTATATAGGTTGTTACTTTGCCAGGGTATTTTTTTAGCAGATCGTAGATGGCGATAGCATCAAAAGCGCTGCCTCCAACGGAACTGATGTGTATTTCTACATCCTGGCCGGCGGCATTTTGCAGCTCAGCCTGTATGTAGCCTGATGATAAGGTGCCCGAGCCGATGTTATCTGTTTCGGTGTCGTATAGGTAGATTTTGTACATTTTTTTAGATGTGAGATATGAGATATGAGATTTGAGATGTTGGTTGAGTTCGGAAGTCGGAGGTCCGAAAGTCTGGAAGATTTGAACACGATTTATGGATTGGTGGATTTACAAGATCATGTAATCTTTGTAATCGTGTTCTCAAATTTCGGGGTTATTGTTTATTGTGTTGGTGACGGTATTTTGTTAGTGATTTAA